CGGCGCTCGGCGTCTCGCCGACGATGGTCTCGCAGCTCATGCCGTGCGCGCGGATCGCGTCGCGCACATGCTCGGCATGCGCGACGCCGGAACAGAAGACCAACCAGGAGCGGCGATCCTGGCCATAGGCGACGATCTCGGCGACGGCGCGCTCGGTGAGGTCGTGCCGATCGACGGCGGCATGCAGTTCGCGGGCGATGAACTCGCCACCGCGCGTGCCGACGCCGCCGACCTCGAGTTGCGTGTTCATGTGCTTCGACACCAGCCGGGACAGGTAGCCCTGATCGATGAGATCGCGCACCGAGACTTCAAAGGCGATGTCGGTGAAGATCGCGCCGTCGCCCTGATGCAGCAGTCCGGAGTCCAGACGGTATGGCGTGGCGGTGAAGCCGATCACCTTGAGCAGCGGGTTCACGCGCGTCAGTCCGTCGAGGAAGCGTCGGTACATGGTGTTCGACGAGCGCGGAATCAGATGCGCCTCGTCGATCAGCACCAGGTCGCACTCGCGCACATCCAGGGCGCGCCGGTGAATCGACTGGATACCGGCAAACAGGATGCGCGCCGTGAGGTCGCGCTGCTTCAGTCCCGCCGAGTAGATGCCGGCCGGCGCCTCGGGCCAGAGCCGCATCAGCTCGGCGTGGTTCTGCTCGATGAGCTCGCGCACGTGGGTGACGATCAGGATGCGCTGATCGGGAAAGGGCTTCAGCACGCCTTCGATGAAGCGGGCCATCACCAGGGACTTGCCGCCAGCGGTCGGGATGATGACGTTCGGATTGCCGGTGGCGCGCTCGAAGTACTCGTAAATGCCGTCGATGGCCGCCTGTTGGTACGGCCGCAGAGTCAGGGTCATCGTGAACCCTCCTGAAACTTGTCGCGGCCGCGGTCACACCACACGCCGCCACCGGGAAGTTGGTAGGTCACCCAGTCCGTACCGGCGTCGATCTGCTCGCCGGGGACGAGGTCCGGGATGTAGAGGTGCTGCGCACAGGCGGCGCGCTGGTCGGCGTCGGACAAGGCCCGCTGCTGGCGCTCGCACCACCAGCCGCCGGTCACCGGCGTCGAGGACAGACAGGTCCGGCAATTCACCGCGGCCGCAGCCCGACCCCGGCAGAGCTCGGCGTGGTCGCACAGCCGGCACTCGTACCACGCCGGATCCTCGCTGACGCGATCGAGCGGCCGTGCCGCGAAGACGATGCGCCCCGCCTTGGCGAGCAGTCGGTCGGCCTCGTTCGCATCGAGTTCGACCCGCTCGACGTAGAGGTCGTCGGTGTCCTTGTTCACCGCCAGGTACAGGGCGCGCGTCAGGCCTGTGAGCCGCATGTAGGTCTGCATCTGCGCGAAGTGCTGCGGCTTGGCTTGCCGCACGCCCTTGGCGACGAGTTCGGCGAAGCTCTTGCTCGCATGCGTCTTGAACTCGACCACGTGCCAGGTCTTCGGTGCCTCCGGGAGGTTCAGCGCCACCGCGTCGAGCGAGCCGCCGAAGTGGCCACCGTGCGCCTCCACCCGCCACTGCCGCCCGGTCTCGGGATCGACGTCGAGCACCGTCGCGCCGATGCGCCGCAGATTGCGGACGAAGCGGGCTTCCGCCAGCTGACCCGTTTCGAAGAGCCGCAGGACGCGACCCGGATGGGACGTGGCGGTCGTCCAGCGAAAGTCATACCACAGCGCGCGCTCACAGGACTGGCCGATCAGCGAGGCGCCGAGGTGCGCACGGAATTCCGTGCGGGCGTCGGCTTCGTAAGCGGCGAAGATCGCCTCACGGGTCGGGCTGACGACGATCGGCAGCTCAGCCATGGCGCACCTCCTGACCCTGCCGCGTGCGGGCGATCGTCAGCGCCGACTGCCAGGCGTCGTCCGGGAGTTGCTCGCGCAGGACGTCGAGCAGCGTGTCCTTGAAGCGATCGCGAGCGAGACCGCCCGCCAGCGCGGCGAGTTGCGCCGACACCCGGGCGGCCTCCTGCTGCTTGAAGGAAAGGGCCGTCCTCGCCCGATGGAAGGACTGCGCATCGAGCGCGCCGCGCCGCGCCTGGCGGGCGATGTCGGCAGCGGCGATCTGCGTCTTGATCGAAGCGATCTCGCCCTGCAGGGCCACCAGGCGCTCGCGACACGCGGACACCGTGTCGGGCAGCGGAATGAGGTCGGGAGCCCGCATGGCGTCAGACCGGACGCTTCCAGGGGAGCGTGCTCTGGGTCGCGACCGGAGCCGGACGGACCGGAGCGGCAGCCGGCGGGGTCGTGGCCAAAGGCGGCGCTTCGACGAGATAGCGGATCGTGTTGCTCTCGCCGTACTGCCCCTTGGGTGGGCGAACCTTGACGTCGACCCGAATCGGGATCAGGTGCAGTTGTTCGCTGTTGCTGACCTGCATCTTCCCGACGGCACGGCACAGCGCCGACAGGGTGCGCTGCGCGATCTCGACGGCGTCGGGGTTGGCGTTGACCAGGTTCAGCCGGTCGTAGAGCTTGCGGCCAGCATGGGGGCCTTCCAGTACGTCGAGTTCGAGGAACAGGTACTGGCCGAGCCCGTCCTTGGTGACGCGCATTTCGCTGCTCACGATCTGCACGCGGTACGGCCCCGGCGGCAGGACTTCGAAGGGGGTGGTGGGGTCGACGGTCGAGGCGTCGAAGGTGTGACCGAAGGAAGCCATGGTGTTTCTCCTGTGTGTTGGGAATGGGTGATTCAGGGATGGACGAGCGCGGCGTTCAGGCTGTTCGGCATGGTCTGCGCGAACGCGGACCAGTCGAGCGGCAAGGTGTCGGGCAGGCCGTAGCGGTTCTTGGCGAGGAAGGCCGGGCGTTCGGCGGTGTGGATGACGCGTTCGCCGGACCCGAGAGCCCGATTGACCTTCTTGTTGAAGCCGACGTCGGCCTTGACGGTGCTGATCAGGTAGTTGGCGAAGAGCACGATGTCGGCGTGCTCCTGCAGCAGGGCGGCCGCGCGGGCGTGCAGCTTGATGCCGTAGCGGTCGTAGGGTTCGTGCTCCGGGCTGTCGAAGCGCTTGATGTCGGTGTGGGCGATCTGCACGATGGTCATGCCCCGCTCGTCGCGCAGCGCGTTGAGGCCGTCGAGGTACTGCCGCCAGAACTCCATGGTGGCGAGGTAGCCTTTGCCGTAGCCCGGCGCCTCGAGGTCTTTCCAGCCGTATTCCTTGCAGGTCTTGGCCCAGATCAGCGGTTCGAGCCAGTCGACGCTGTCGACGATGGCGGTCTGGAAGTCGTGCGGCTCGCTGTAGAGCGTCACCAGGCACTCGATGACTTCTTCGAAGGAGCGGGCGATCGGGAAGTGGTGGGCGTCGATCGTGCCGAGACCGTCTTCGGTCTGGATGAAGACCGGCTGCTTGGCGCCGGCGGCGAAGGTGGTCTTGCCGACACCGGCGACGCCATGAATCAGGATGCGCGGGGGCTTCGGTGCGCTGCTGCGGTTGAGTTGGGAAAGCGAGATGGCCATCGATGTGCTCCTTGCGTAGTGGGTCAGAGGGTTTGGCGCTCAGTGCGCCGGGGTGCGCAGTTGCTGGCGGACGTCCGAGGCTTTGGGGGTCATCCGGGTGCGAACGGCGAGGTAGCGAAAGACGAAGGGCTCGACGCGCTGGCTCACCAGATGCACCAGGCCGAGTTCGCAGGCCTGCCAAGCGCGTTTGGCGACGGCGTGGATGCGCAGGCGTTCCTTGGTCGGATACGGGCTGGTGGTAGCAGAGCGATCGAGCAGCAACAGACCCTGGTGGTACTGGACGCGCTCGCCGGGGAGAGCGGTGGCGATCCAGTCGCAGAGGGTCGAGTCGGTGAGCGGTATGGCCGGCACGTACAGCGAGGGTTCGAACTCCACCGACGGGAGGCACGGCTCGACGGCGAGTGCCGAGGTCGGATCGACGGCGGCCACGAGTTCGGGAATGCCGTGCGGGAGCACCTTGGGGACGCTGGCGACGGAGCAGGGCGAGACCTGCAGCAGGCCCGCGGCCTGAGCTTGGGAAGCCTCAGTTCGATTCTGCAACCTTGCGGAATCGAAGGTTGAATCCGCTCTCCAGGGCCGATCCCCACCTCTGGCCATATTTGCCTTCCTAACCGGCAAATCATGGCAATTGGCATCTTTGTTGGGATGGCCGTGGTCTCCCGTTTCCGGGCTTGCCGCGAGTGAGGGTGCGCCAATTGGCGCATGCTCGTTGCGGCCGTAGGGCAGCCAGAAGGCGTCATCCCGCGTGATCGGGAAATCATGCAAATTTGCATCTTTATTGGGACGGCCGCGGTCCAGCGTTTCTAGTCTGGTG